TTATTCATCTCCTTTTTCTTGTTCTTTTGAGTCTGCTATGAGTTCGTCAGTCTCTGCGACACCATCGGGACTCATAACTGTTGCTACTAATTCTAGTAATTTAGATTTAGTTGCATAACCATTCGGTTTTATATCATACTTGGCTAACCAAGCAAGAATATCTTTTCTTGACCATCCTTCGTCAGGAATTCCGTCATTACCTAAATCTTTAGTTTCTGTTGGTTTTTCGTATCCCTCAATGGTGAAATGGTCTCCTAGTAATTGACCCCATTGGTCAACCCATGCTGTAGTGACTTCCCTTTTTTCTCCCCTGATAAATTCAGGATGAGAAGGGTCTATGCATCTAACTGAGTATGACTTACCCCTGTAAGTTACTGTGGGCACAAAGAGCCACCTCAACTGTAGAATACCAGCACTTGTCCGCTAGTTACTGAACCAGTTGCTTCTAGTGTGATGACTTTTCCGCTGAAAGAAAGACCTGCGGTCTGACCGTTGTTAGCAGTAAAGGTCGTCATAAACGCTCCTGTGATTGCACTGATGCCACCTGCAAGCGTTACTGTGTTGCTGTCTGCGATTGCTCCTAGAGTTAGGATAGCCATTTTGGGTGCTGGGTCATACCCGTTTGCACCATCGCTGTTGGAAGCATTGAATGTTCCCGGACCACCGCCCGGATAAGTTACGTCTGCTGCTCCATCTAAATATTCAGTTGTGTCTTGTGAACCCGCTCTGAGTTCCCAAGCGCCTGTTACTGCGGCTGTCAATGAGCCGCCTGCTGCTGTTGCTGTTAATTGTTCTGCCATATTTTTTCATCTCCTTTATTTTTTCTCCATTTTATTCATTTCAAAGAACGGATTTGTCCTTGTGCTCCAAAGAAAGTTGTCCATACTTCTCCCATTGTTCTGTAAAGTCCTTCTTGACCTAGTCTGTTAATTGCGAATGGGTCACCAGTTTCAATTCCGCTTTCAAAGTATTGTGTTGGAATTGCTGTGCTGAAGTACATGTAATCTGTGTCTAATAAGTACATTCTACTTAGAGTATCTTTTTGTACATCCTTGGAAGGAATGATTGGTACTCCGTTATATGTAGCAACGATAAATCCTGCTTCAATACCCGGTACACCCTTTACTCCATTGTATGTAGGTGTTACTCTCTTTTCTTCCATAAATCTTTGTTGGGATTGTAGTAATTGTTGTAATCTCATTAAAGTGTCATATCCTGTTAAGATAACTTTTGGATTACCTCCACGTTCCCAAACTCTTTGGAATAAATCATCTAAGTGGTCTAATGAAAGAACTCTATCAGTTGCTGTATTACTTACAACATTATTACTCAATTCTGCATTTGACCAAGAGTTTGCACTTCTGCTAATACTGTAGATATCTAAGTCTGTATCAGCACTTAAATCACTGTGGAGATTATCCATACCAGTTTTTGCATTAGCGTCAGCAAGGAATGCTGCTGTGATTCTGTCAAGTGATTCATAGTTGTTACCTGCTGGTGTATCTGTATCTGTTAATAACATTTTGTTAATCATTTCTGCGTGGTGTTTACCCATTTCTTCTTTTAATACTGAACGGATGTCTCCCATACCATCATCCTTATCAGCAAGGAAGATTGCAGTTTCTGACATATCAAATGTGTGAGCAATTGTTTTTGGTTTTGCTGCTACATGTTGGAAAGTTGGTTTCACTGTTTCAGGTAGTGTTGCGTTTTCTGCTACTCCACCATGTAATGTACCTGCATTAGGTTTTGCAGTGATTACTCTCCATCCACTTCTATCCCAAGGTTTCTTAGGTAGAATGCTGAATGCATTAAATTCTTGGTTTAATTGAGACCACACTTTTCGTCCATAAATTGCTTGGTATGTACCAGCAGTTGTAGACATCATTGGTGAGTCTGCTTTTAACAACTCGCTACCAGTGTATGTGTAGCCCATTGCATTTCCAGCGCCATAATAATAACGCTCCATATCTGTTACTGTTCTTACGTAATTTCTTGCCATATTTTTCATCTCCTTTATTTAATTTAATCTCCTCTAAAAACACTACCTGCTAATTGGTGTACTTCTTCCCAAGACATGTTTGCCATATCAGGTGTTGATGGTACTACAACATCGCTTGTAGGTACTCCTACTGATTTTTGGAGTGTTACACTTTCATCAGAACCAATGTTATCGATTCTTTCTGATAATGAACTAATTGCTTTTTGAATTTCACCAAGTGGTCCACGAGCATCGAATGCTGCTGCTTCTGCTTGTTGATATTCTTGTGTGATTTCTTGGTGGTATCTACCTTCGAATTGTTTTTCTAATGTAGCACGGAATTCCTCTTCTCTTTTTGCTGCTTTGTAAACTTCATATGCATTCTCTATTTGAGAACCGTCTACATCACTTGGTACTAAGAATTGTGATTTTTCTACTGCTCCATCTTTTTTACCTTTTCCACTGTTTAATTTACCAACAGCGTTTACTGAAGGGTTACCACCTTCTTGAACACGTCCGGGTGCTTGTCCAGCGAAGTAACTTCCTCCATCTCCAATTGATTCAGGAGAAGACCCTAAATTTGCTTTAGCAAGGTCATCAAAGTGGTTTCTTGCACCATCTATGTCTACTCCTGCTCCTTTTAGAGTGTTTTCCATCCAGTCAAGATATTCGGATGTGATAACGTCAGAATATTCATCAGATTTCTTTTTGTCATCTTTATTCTTTTTATCATCGTCCATAGCATGAACACCTTTGTCCATTTTATCGTCTGTTGTTTCTGTTGTTTCTGTTTCTTCGCCTTCTTTCTTGCCTTTCTTTTTATCCATTTGGTGCCTTTTCAAGCCCTCGGGGATTTCTCCTTTTTCCATGGAGTCTAATCGACCTTCAAGACGACTTAATACGTCTGTCATTTGTTCCATTACATCATCAGTCATTTTTTTCACCTTATTGTTTTTTTTATCTTCTTTTAGTATTCTAAATGTTGCTTCGGGATTTATCCCTTTTTCGCAGATTGTGATTTCGTGAAGTTCGAGTTTGCTTATTTCTTGGTAATCTCCGTGTTTTGCATCACTTTTTCTTACCCGCTTGAATGCTTGTCCTCCTATGCTGAATCCTCTTAGACTTCCTTTTCTGATTTCTGCTGCGACTTCTCTAGCCTTTTCAATATCAGTTCTAAGATTAACAACGACAAACATTCCTGCGTCATCAACTTCGCTCTTCCATAACCTCCCTTCACTATCTGTATAACTTGGAATCACTTCACCGACTTGTATATTTGAATGCGCTAGTTGCACGTTTCGGTATTTTGGTTCCTCCATGTATTTTTTGAATGCTTCTTTTAACGCTTTGCGGGTTATCATATCTCCTTGTTTATCTACTAACTCCACTGAGGCATATCCTGCGACAATGAGGTCATTACTAGATTTAAGCAATTGGATATTGCTATCTGCACTGGTTTGTCGAAGCACACTAGTCACCTGTTCGCTTGTTTACCTATATTAATAAAGCGGCATTGACTCTCCTTTTATTTTTATTCCTAAACGCTAGACTGCTCTGCATTTTTATCTTTCTTTTTCTTATTTTTCATATGAGGGTACTCTTTCTCGGGGTCTTCGGTTGGGCGGTCTAACATGTCCCAGTCAGGCATACTTTGTTCTGCGGTGAGTTCCGTGGGGCCTCTAGGGGACTCTATTTGTGCCCCCACATCTATACCTAACCCACGGGCACCTGTGGTATTGAACATCTGTTCTTTTTCAACTCTATCGAATAAATCAACTATTTTTTCTAAAGCCTTAACCATAGTTTTTAGTTTCTCTTCATCTTTAGGTTTCATAACATTATCTTCGGCATCGGCGTCTATGATACCCGCTGAGTTATCTTCTGACTGTTTTCTATTCTTTTCCTCTGCCATAGAGCGTGGCTTACTGGTTACTCCTTTTCTTAATAAAGCAACAGCGGTTGACCACACGGGTCTAAGACTTTCTGCTAATCTCATAGAATAGTTATTTTTCTTTAAATCGCCTAAAGCGGAACGAGGAGAATGAATCCATGTACCCGATTGTACCTCGTCCATTTTATACACAACATCATCTATTTCATTAAATGAAATTTTAAGTTTATTACCATCTATTTCTAAGTCGTAAGGAACTTGTATGACTGGGTGTGATTTAGCGAGTAATCCTAAAGTTTCTAAACTAGCAGGACTTTCAATATCACTTTCTCCTTTAATTTTAGACATAGTAACATCATAAATTACTCGACCATTTTTCTTTTTCTCTTTAACACCTGATACAGATACAGATATTATATCCCCCTCTTGGAAAGGTTTAGGACTTTTTACAGTACCCACATCAAGATAAAAATCATCTTCATATTCTACACCTCTGTTTCCGAGATTATCTTCATCAACGGGTCCCGCTCCTAATCTATAAGTGTAAGGTCCTTTACCTCTAACATCTAATATAATGAAAGATATATCTTTATTTTTTCTCAGTAAGAACCATTTAGGGTGTCTTCTTTCTCCTTTCATGTAAGTAGATTTAATATCTCTAAGTAATAATTGAGGATATGTTTTTTGTAAATCTGTAACAATTAAATCTAAACCTTCCTCGTCTGTAATACGGGTATTATGTGGACCGGGGACTAATACATGCTCATGACTATCGAATTGTCCCCTTAAAATTTTAAGCCTTTCAGACGTAGCCATATCAGCAACCGTTGTACCATCATATTCTATGATATCAAAAATATGTATTTCATCTTTAGTTTTGATAGCGTCCACGATATAATTTCTTTCACATAGTGCTTTTAGTTGTTTGATATCCTCGCCCGATAAAGATACATCATTCCCGTTTTCATCATGAGCAGAGATTTTGTATCTTTTCTTTTCTATTAACATTCTTTGACCATCATAATAATGGGTTACCACCCATCCTCCGCTAAAACCTCTTAAGCACTCAAAATCTTTTGTTGTAAAGATTCTATGCATAGGTAATATAGGTGGAGGCTTTGTTTTATCTGTTTTTAACAAAGCATCAGGGTTCATCATCACCATTAATGTTTCACTGGGGTCGCTAGTTGATATGTCAGTTGAAATGCTTCCAGTACTACTATCAACTCCGATATCATGCCTAGATTCACCCATAACATCAGGTCCATAATAATTAGTTGTAATTATGGGTGCTTCGAAACCTGATGATAAAAATTGATTTACTGCGTCTTTTCCAAATACATCTTCCATTTGTTCTTGAGAAGGAGTATGTAAAAACTGCTCAAACTGTTGAGTGCCCACCACTGGTTTACCCCCACTGAATTCAAATCCTATAGTGGGAACTCTACCACCATATCCCGTATTCATCATACCACCATTATAGTAAGCCCCCACGGTGGCACTAGAGTCTGCTCTATTGGCGGGCCCTATTGGTACATTATCCATAAATTTGGGTTTATTTACCATCGAGCCTTCCATCACAACGTTATCTGTCTCAGTAACCGCATCAGGATTCAATACAACCATACCGTGTGCGTGCGCTTTTGCCTGTTTAATAGGTGTTTTAATTTCACCCTTTTCTCCTGTGCCTTTTATTTTATCCCTAGCAAATGTGTTTTCGTCAAAACCATGAAAAGATAAACCGTAAGGCTCAAACTGATTTTTAACAGCATTACGTAAAAAATGTGGAATCATAGAAATATCTTTGAAATATTTACTTTGAGCAAACCCACCTTTGCTACTTTTTCTGTTCATGAATCTTCTTCTTTCATCCTCATCCATGCCTTCTAACTGCTCTTTTCTCTTTTCATCAAATTTATCGTATAAACCATCTATATGTTCATGATGATTTTCAATTTCGGTATATTCAGAAAAATTTTGTCTAGGATGTATAGGTAACCCCGTGCTCATAATTTGAGCATTAGTTAAAACTCTGAATGGTCTATCAGAATATTTGTCTGCTAATTCTCTGATATGCTTGATATGAATATTATCGTTAGGTAAATTAAGAGCAGAAAGAATGGTTTCAACACCCTCATTACTACTAACAGAATCGGGGTCTATTTCTACACCCATGTGTTGTAACACTTTTTGTAATGTGTGATGAGGATTGACGCCTTCTAAACCTTCAGATATACTTTTATCCCTTTCTTTATAATCACCATTATAACCATATGTGGTGAGTTTATGATAATCATGTGGTAATATCTTCAATCCACGGTTAGCATCGTAAAATAATCTAGCAACATTATCACTAAATTTTTGAGGATTATCGGGGTTAAAAGCATCAGGGTCTTTTTCTAATGCTAAAGGCGCTAGTAGTTTAGCCATTTCTGTTATAGCATTTAAATCTGCAATTTCTGCCTTTTCGATTTCACGTTGCATTCGATGTTCTTTAGCACTATCGGGTTGAAGAGATTGAATTTCTTTTAATTGTTTTTTCTGTTCAAGGTATTCTAATTCTTCTTTGAATTTCTTTAATTCTTCTTCTGATAATTTTTCACCCACCACTGTGTTACCACTAGGAAGGGCTGTATCAGGCTTTTTACCATTGTTAATTATTTCGTCTAAAACTGTCATTCTTTCTATTTCAGCATCAGTAAATCCGACCTCTCTCCTTTTACTTCTTTCAGCAGTTCCTTTTGTACCAGCAGTATGACCTTGTCCTAATCTATATTCTAAGACACTATCCCCATGTGCTAAATTATCGGGATGCTTATCATAATCACTGTATTTTAAATATTTTTTAGAAAATGGTTTATGGGGAGGATGATGTCTACCAAGAGTGGTTATTCTTCTAAAAGCAATTCTTGCTTTATTTTCAGTGTTAGCAAGTGGCCTTCCTTTACTCCCTATTGCGGTTAAAGGGTTTGTGCTGAAATAGGTTCCAACTGTATTGCCATCAATACCCCTCCGTACGGCTCCTCTTTTATCTTTGACACCAGTAAAATTTTGAAAATCACCATCACCCCAGTTAGCAACCTTGTTCGACCAACGTGGGAATTTAGAGGTCATACCATGTGTTGTGTTGTTCTTTAAAGTTCGAGGTCTACCTGTCGCTTTACCATTTACTAAATCTACAGGACTAGAGTGATTATATTGAGATATTATACTTTTAGGGTTGGAATATCTTAGAATATCACCTTTTGTTTGTTCTTCGGGTATTACGTGTCCGAACAAACCAATTGTTTCGGGGTTACCTTCAAACATCCCTCTTGGGTCATCGGCGTTAACTCTACCTAGAATACTAAAACCATCTTTATTTTTAGGTAAAGTATCATGCCAATTTTTTAAACCATTAGCCCAATTTCTACCATGCCCCCCTAAAAAATGATGAGCATTTTCGAAAGCCTCTCCTAAACCAACTCTTTGACCGTCTTTAATTCTCCAAAGATGTTTTTCATCATCAGGTATATCTTCTTCCTTAGGTCCATTAGAACCACCGAATATTTGATTGTGAGCATTTCTAATCGGTTTAGCCATACCCAAAGAGCCCGCTTTCTTACTAGCAGAATCAAGTATCTCTTTCAAATGTTCTTGACTCAATAAAGGCTCTTTAAAATTAGTGAATAAGTCGTGTTCGCCCAATACATCGTTTGTCTCAGAGTCATAACCTAAAAATCTTTTAAAATCATCTATACTCAATTGATTATTATTACTATCAGAATCTTTATCTCTAAAACTCGTAGGTCCACCGTATTTTTTTACTGAACTTTTATCCATAGCAGGTAAATGTTCTAGGCCATGTTCCTGTTTTAAATCTCTTAATTCTTTTTCAGCGTCATATTCCTCGTTGGGGGATAATGATTTACTTTTTAGTTGCTCTTCCAAATTTTTAATTCTTTTACTGTGGTCTTTAAATCCCAGTAATTGATTAGTTTTACCTAATAAATTAGCATACTCGGGGTGTTCCATTATAACATCTTTTAAAACATACCGAGTGTGAGCATCCATCCCACCTTCTACATCTTTATCTATATCCTCAACTGTGGTGTTCATATTAGGGCCGTGTTTACCTTCATCTCTTGTATAATGATTCTTAATCGCTTGAAGCCTCATTTTTGTATCGTTTTTAATCCTACCTATATTGACACGCTCTCCGTTAGATAATTTAATAATCTGAGCCTCGTTAGAATCACTACCTTTTTCATGTAGGTGTTTATGAATTTCATATCTTTCTTTAGGGTCTCTAAATTCTAAACCGTGTAAATAGTCTTCGAAGCCTAATCCCTTTTTAACAGGTTTTTTTTGATAATATTCAGGCGGAAAATCTCCACCACCCTCTAGTGCTAATTCTACTTTTTCTTTATCAGAGAGAGTTTCTAAAGGGTCGATTTGAAAATGAGTTTCATCTGATTCCCATTCATTTATACGGGTGTGGTCAAAATGTGCCTTTCTTAATTCTAAATCTTGTATATCCTCGTTTGAATATTTTTCTTTTATCTCTTCTACTTGTTCTTTGTTATCAGGATTTTCTTTCCAATTGTTAAAATGTTGATTGTATATTTCATGTAAAGATTTACCTATTTTACCCGAGTAAGGATATTTTTTTACTTTATTAATTGTAAATATACCTGTGTAAAAAGGGTTTTGTTTATTGGTATGATGATTTTCATGGTTTTTTTCTATTTCAGCATATTCCTCCGCTAAACTTTTTTCACCCGGTGAGCGGGGTAAATAAAAACTATACAACATTTCATCTCTAGCGGTTCTACCCGTTACTATATTTTTAATCAATAAAGGGTCATGTAATTCATGCCAATTATTAGCATCATTATAATGACCACCCTCTACATTTTCAAAAGAAGGTTTACTACCGCTCATTTCGTGTATTTTTCTTTCTATTCCTCTACCATCCCATACTTGATTAGGAGCAATTCGTAATTCATCTCCTGCTTCAAAATCTGCTTTAGATTTAGAAACTGCTTTACAAACTAAATCTTCCCAAGTGTTATCAAAATTACCATAGCCTTGTCTTTCTAGGTTTTCTAATGCTAAGTTATAATATGCTACATTATTTTCAAAATCTAATCCATCGTAAATAGATTTTATTAAATCATACCTGTGTCTTTTATAGACATCTATAGCATCTTCTCGCATTTTATTCACCCCTAATAAGGTGAATTATCTGACTTACTAATTTTACCTTCTACATCTAACCTATCTGCACCGCCACCTTCGTGTGGATTCATTTGTGATGCTAAAGTTTGTAAATTTACAGATGAAGACGAGGCACCTTTATTAGCAACGTCTTGGCTATCTAATAAATGTTGATTTGTTGTATAATAAGCACTTCTTGTTTGTCCACCTGATTCTACTACAAACATATTTTCTTGAGGATTTGTGTTGTAGGATGTAGTATATTCAGGTTGTGCTTTTTCCATTTTACCACTGTACATCTTACAGCCCATTTTCATGCATCCCATTTTATTCATTCCTTCTCCACACTCAGGACATTTTTTTGCCTTCTCTATTCTTCCACCACAGTGACAATGCATTTTGTTTACTTTACAAGATGGGCACTTCTTGCTACCTTCTCCCTTTTCTTTCAAGTCTTTTTTACCCCTACCATCAGCAGCGAAAGCGGGAACTTGCTTTCCTTCGTGTTCAACCATTTCTAATTTCTTTTCGATTGTATCGATACGTTCAATCATAAATTGTGCTTTGTTCATTAGGTCTAGTGCTTCTTTACTTATTGGTGATGATATTGGTTTCATGCTTTTACCTCCTCTGTGGATTTGGCTTGTTCAGCCATTTCGTGTATTTCTTCCCAACTCATAAGATGAATTTCTTCATTCGAATAACTCGGTTGTCCTTTAATTAATAAGTCCTCTTCTCCTCTAAAAGCATCGTTAGAAACATCTTCACTGAGAGGTGTAACCGCCGATACGAATCCTGCTTTACGTAGTAAAGTAGCAGGGTTGTTAATCATAGAACGTAATTTTTGATTTTCATTTTTTATTACTTGTAAGTCAGAATCCATAGATTCCATTTTTGAAATTAATGTGTTCATTAGACGCTCCGTAACAGATGTGTCTTCACTCATTGAATCACCTAGTTAGAATAACGACCAAAAGTACCACTGTGTTTTCTCATTCCACCGCCTGTTCTAGCAGGAATGATGACACCGGGTAAAACACGGTCTCTTTGAGCAGAGTCAAATTTAGCACCAGTTTCATTCATTTTTCGTAATACAACACCATTTACATGACTTTGATGTGCATGTGTTACTTGTTCTTCTGCTTTTTTAATAGCAATAAAAATATCATCAGAAAGGAATTCTGCAAACTTTTTAATTTCGTTCAAATGTTGCTGTGCAACCATGACATCATCGTTTTCTAATGCCTTTGTAAATTCCTCTGTATGTACCCCTAATTTACGGGCCATAGGATGCATTTTTTGTAAGTCCATTTGTCTCACCTTATAACTCCCAAGCATATCGCTCTAATTATAGTTACGCACCTCGTAACCTTCTTGAATCCATCAATGCTTGTGAATTTTGTTGCGGTATCGTGGGTGGCAAACCTCTTTGTTGAACGTTAGAAATAGGAGAACCTATACCACCCGTACTTCTTTGTTGTGGCCTTGCTGGACTTCTTGGAGTTCTAATTCCTTGACCTTCTCCGCCCGGTTGCGAAGGAGGCATCGCTCCCATACCCATACCCATACCCGGTGGAACTGCACTTCTACCACCCGGTGCATTCGGAGGCATACCGCCTCCCATAGGCATACCACCTCTCATGGGCATTTGCGGTTGTGCTTGTGGTTGTTGCGCTTGCTCATCTATTTTTTTGTAAGTAAACCTGACATCTCTTTCGCCTTCTTCCATTAATTCAGGTTTATACCCAAGCATTTGCATTCTTTGTGCTAAGTTAACTTCCATTTCATCACGGCGCAGTCTTGTAATTTCATCTTCTTCTTCGTTTGGATACAATGTAATTTTCCAATCACTAATACCCATTTCTCTTAAAAGACGAGGGAATAAAACTTCAGTGTAAACTTTCTGTCCGAACTCAACCGCTCTATTGGTCACAAGAATTTGTAAACCTTCATTATTTAACCCACCCGATTTACCATTATCAATCATAAAGATAGATGATACACCAAAGAATGCTGCTATTCTATTTCTTATTTCATCACGAACAGCGATATATTGCATTTCTTCGAGAGTATCCATAAATTTAATCCAATTAACTCCTCCACGGCCAGTTTGACTTTCAATACCAACTTTAGGAATATAATGCGGGTCTCTTTCAAGTTTTTCATCAACACCCTTCCAAAAAGATTTCATTGATTCTAAATTATCAGTGGTTACTGAAATTATACCTTTGGGACTTCTACGTTTTTGATATGCTGTGTACATATAATTATCCATAGCAGTTAACGTCATGGCTTGTCTCCATAATGTATTGACGGGGCTTTTACCATACAATTTACTTGGATTATATTTAGAAATATGTAAAACTTCTCCTTTTGTGAAATATTGATTTTTACCCGAACCAGCCATATTAACATAATGAGCATCTACCATTTCTGCCCCACAAGTAGGACAAGCGTTATCTTGACCGGGATAAGCCACTTGGTCTCTATGTAATCTACAGATTCGATATCTTCCACCTCTAACTCCACGTTTATCGGCAATAATACGCATAAATATAGGGTCTCCCCTAACTATTTCCTTGATACGATAAAATTGAATTTCTCCTGTTTCTTCGTCTACATAATACTCCTTGATTAATATTAAGAAAGCATCGTCTACAATGTTCAAATCTCTTTCTATTTCATATAATACTTGTAAAAAGGATTGTTCCATAGAATTTTCTTGATTTAATAACCACTTACCATATATTACATCGTCTACTTTGGGCTCTCTTACTTCCCCACCACATGAAGGGCACTCCTCTACATCGTGTTGAAACTCTTCTTCACATTCAACACATTTTTTTCGGAATTTCTTTTCCCAATAATAACCACGTCTAAATATTTCTTGGTTTAATTTAGATGTAACAGTTCTGAGGATTAAATTTTCATGTGTGACTGCATACAATGCTGGTAATGTAATACCTTGTGCTAAAACAGGCTCTTGAATACCAGTGGTATACAAAGGCATTTGAGGCTGTGGAGTTGTTCTTCTTCTAAATGGACTAGCCAATGCTGATAAGAATCTACTAATCCTACTTTCCCCTGCATCGTCTTCAGCCATTATAATCCCTCTCTATATTTACCTATAGTATCTTCGTCAATACCCCACCCTTCTAATAACTCACGAGATTTCTTAGCATCATCTTTCCAATTTTCGAATCTTACTAATCTTTTTATTTCTTGTTTTCTCACAGGGTCTTTTTCATCTAAATACGCTAAAACACATTTTGCTTGCATTGATTTCATTTTTAAATGAGGTGATACACCATTCAATAGTTTTCTTAAATCGTTTTTTGAATAAAATTGAAGCCTATGTTGACTTCTTTGAGATTCCTTGTATACTTTATTATCTAATTGTAAAACACCACATTCTAAATGTTTATACAAATCTTCACAATGAATTTTACCTCTAGCACCAGTGGCAATCATACCAGCCCGAGGTTCTCCTCTTTCTGTTATGGTGATGTAACCATCAGCATCTAAAAAACCAGCACTGTAAGCCCAAACATCTTTCATGATTAATCCTTGAGTAGAAATCAAAACATATGTACCTCTTTCCGCACCTTTGATGATATCTAATTCTTCACCATACATATTTAGAAGAGCAGTTAACTTTCTATCTGTAAATGATTTTTTCAGTAGACCAGCATCATGTAAATTTACTCTCATGTCAGATGGTCTCATAGGACCTTTTTGTTTTAGTTCGTTCACTACAAACTCTAAATAATTTAATTCCGCTTTAGTGAGTTTATCTATTTGATTTAATGTAGTAGACCACATTTTTCTAGCAGCAGACCTATTACCCATAGCAGTAGCCCAAGCCTGTTCCTCTTCTTTACCCCACACATCTTCATGTTGGTCTAGCATCTTTAAGGTACGTTCTGCATCCTTCCACAAATTACACGCCTGAAGTAAAGATATTTGTCTAGTATCTCCAAATTTTCTCAGACTTTTGAGTTTTTTATCGCTTAAACCTAATTGTTTCATAACATCGTGCAAGTCTTTTCCCCAAGATAAATTATGTAAAGTCATTTCTGTTTCTAAAGATTTAATTGCTCTAATATCTTTTATAAAACTGTCAATTTCACTTTTATCATCTTTATTATGCCTTCTCGCTTTTCTAAATCTTTTAACGAAGACATCAGCGGAACAACCTAAAGTTGTTTCAAACCAACCATCACCGTTAATAGGAAATTGATATTTGACCACTTCCTCTTCTTCTAAAGATACACTATCCTCTTTGACAATCTCAAAATCATCATCAAGAATAGCAGAGGCCCACATATTAGTACCCCTTATCTACTCTTACTTTTCCCCTTCTCTTTTTATCAAGGAAGAAACTTGTGGGGTCTTCTTCTCTTAACTGTCGAAGCATATCTTGCCCACGAGTATTAAATTGAGCAACTTTTTGTTTTCCATGATGTAATGCATTCAATGCTTGAAGAAATGCTCTACGTTGGTCACTTCCACCAACATTAGCACTAAACTTAGAAGGGAATCGCTTGGCCTCAATGTAATCAGGAGACTGTCTTCCTTCATCATACAATAAATTTGCATATTCACCTTTGCCCTCGGGTGTTAAAATATTTGATGCCGCTGTTCCGTATCTATCAATTACGGATTGCTCGTATGCTGGCCCTCTTTGCATAGCAGATGCTACATCGGCAAATCTACGTGCATTAACAGAGTCTCCTGCTCCTCTCATACTTTCAGATTCTTGTAACAAATCTTCTACGCTTGCTTTCTTTTTAGTATCAGGGTCAGAAACTTTAGTTGGAGTTTTTCCACCTTTCTTTCCAACTGATATTATTAACACCATTCCGTGTTTCTTTCCGCCTAGTTTTTTTTCTTTCATGGTATCATCCATCCTCCGCCTTTGCCCGTTCCCGATATCCATCCATCGAAACCCGGTAAATAATCATCTAGTAACATAACAGACCCTCTAAACTCTTTTGTACCCCAATTAGCAAGCGCCAAAGACATAGCCAAGTCATCATGAGTTCCCACGCTTTCCAACCTTCCATTTTTTTGCATTCCGAATCTGTTTAACTCCATTTCTAACTTATGTGTAAACTCACGGCTCCTCTCATCTCCATACGGAGTTTTGATTTGCCCCTGCTCGAAGGCCATGAGTAAACTCATAAAGAGGCTTTCCTTTCGAGTGCGTGTGGTCATAAATGTTCTAATTGGAATATCTTGTCTAATATCTTGAAGTTCCATCGCAAACATTCTTTGAAAATTATTACCTTCTAATTCTATTAAATCGGGTTGAAATCTATTATTTAACAATATTATTTTCTTTTTCTGAGCCATTGAAGACATACCTCTTTCATGCACTATCCCTATAATTTGTTTAACATCATCATCAGGAGGAGTACGAAGAACTGTCATCGCAGTAAAGTCAGCATTTTTATCAGATGCAATAGCAGTATCCCATCCTATGAAATGATGACCAAATACTCCCGCTGGTTCACCTTCTTCATCGAATTCTGTTTCAGCCCTATCTAGTAAAACTAAATCTTTATCTCTTGCATTTTCAAGAACATTCATAGGAAACATACTCGCTACATCATGAATTGGTTCACATAAATATTCACGAGCAAATTGTATGGCTGGCATAGCATTTCGTCTTTGGTCTAGTGCTTCTAAGTCCCAACGCTCAGGCCACAACGCTTCACCTTTGTCGTTTATAGCAGGATATGTTTCAACAAGAAAAGCATCTTTTTGTTCAAGTTCTGCGTATAAATCATTATAAGAAAACGGAGTTCCTACCATCATCAATCTTGCTGTGTGGTGGAGTACTGGTAATAAAACAGCATAAAACCAATCTGCTGCTCTTTGTAATTCAGAAGATGTATTACCCCAAAGAATATCGTCACATACTACTACATCGGGATGGAAACCACGAGTAGCCCCACCTACCGATTTAGCCATCATACGACTACCATTTGTAAATTCAAAATATGATTTAGCCCAAGGTTTTCCTCCTGTGGGTTTTAGATGTCTTAAACAAGGAGCCATATCTATACAGTTACGAATAAAACGCATATGTTCTAGTGTCTGTTCAAGACTGTGACTGAAAATCATGATGTGTGTTTTCGGATTAAAAGCAGCAATCCATAATGCATACGACATAAATAATGTAGACTTACCGTGGTCACGAGATGCTTTAACACAATAATATCTTTCATTTGTTAAACCTTCATCCCATTTTTTATGATGGTCAGAATAATGAAAACCCAATACAGTTTCAAAGAAATACTTGAAAGAACGCTCGGACATTTTAGTGTCCATCTCTATGAGAAGTTCCTGCATTTGCTGTTTATCTTGCATATTAACCACCTTGGATTACATGTTGATTCGTCTGTTTAAATTGATTTATTGCCTCATTATCATCATCATCAATATTAGTCATAGATTGTTTAGGTGGTTGATTATTAATATTAGGTTGAGGTCCAATAGCGCTTCCTAATACTGCTGCTGTTTTTTCCTCTAATCGATTCAGATTAGGAGGAGGAGTAGCAGGGCCAGTGGGTATAGTAGGTGGTGGAGGAGGGTTATTTACACCAAGAAAAGCATCTGAAAAACCGCCTTGTGGTTTATACATTCTCGCTTGAACTTGTTCGTTATAAGGATTTACTTTACCAAACAAAGGTCTTCCATCACTAGTATATTGAATTGTATTTTCTTCATTCCATTTGGCTTGATTTTCAAGTGCTTGTCTTAACATCTCTTGTTGCATTTCTATTGTTGGTGGTGAAAAAGGCATAGGTGCGGATGTAGGTTGCTCTATTGTGGGTTGTGCCATAGGTTCCGCTATTGTGGGTTGTGGCTTAGCCTCGGGCTCCGCCCCCGCTAAAGCAACATCTCTACCAAATCGACTACCTATACCAGTACCTGTTTTTACCGCAACAGGAGCAAGAGTTTGTGCAGCAGTATAACCTTGTAAACCAGCAGTACCTAAAGCAGAAAAAGCATCAGTACCACTAGCGGTTGCTCTTTGTAAAGCAGTTAAACCTCTTACTGTTCCATATAATTTAGATGCTATATCTGCTGCTCTACCTAAACCCCCGCCGTATTTACGAGCAAGATTATAAATTTGTTCACGAGTAACACCACGAGGTAATTCTGCACCTACAGTGGGTGTTACACCAAAAGCCGCTGCCTCTTCCATGCTACGAGGTTTAAATTTAGCCTCTTTAAATCCACGAGCAGGTTCACCCGATATAGTGCTTTGAACAGTGCTTCTTCTTGCTAAATCTTCGTCTATCTCACCTAAAGGTCTACTATCAAAAAATTTATTGCTCGAACCAAACCTTATTGGAACTTGAACTCCTGTGTCCCCAATAGTTTGATAACCAACAATCTCTTCTTGTTTTTTAATCACTCCTACATAACTCAATTAAACACCCCCAATACTAACTTTGATTACCTTTACGACTGTGGGAGAAACATTTAATCTCTTTGCTATACGTTCCCAATCACCCATTGAGTGAGCGATTGTTTTCACATCAACTGGTGTTAGGTCTACACTTTTAGCAAGATGTCTAATACCAAATTCATCAGCAATATTTACTGGTCTTGGTAAAGCATGTTTCATTACAGTGTCATCAGCAAAAGCATCGTCCATTTGCATATCTTCCATGGCTTTAGTAATTCTATCTGTAATTGATAGATTTTTGTCTTGAGACTTCATGTATTGAGATAAAAATGTTTGGCCGGGGTCTCCCATGGCTTGTTGATATCTTTGTTCATCAAAACTCAAAGGACCTTCGGGTTGTAATCTTACAGGTAAATTTGCTTGTTGTGCTATACTTCTGAAAGATTGAGGTGACGCTCGACCTAAATGCCTTCTAGCAGCCACTAACTCAGGACTTTGTTGTAATGGGAATTGAACTTGTGCTGGTACACTGGGTGCAGGTGCTGGTGCAGCCATTGGTGTAATAGGTGGTGCAACCTTGACTCCCGGTTGTGCC